TGATTCAAAACGGAACAGAAATGAATAAAACTCAAAAGAAATTGTTGGCAAGGCTTATGGCTGTTACAAACAGCCTTGGCGGAACGCTTGACGGTACTGCTACCTGTGAGCAAAAATACATTGATAGGCAACGTGCTCACAGGCTCTCATACAAGGTCATATATGGTTTATTTGGCGATAATCCTAACAATCCCTATCGTGAAGATGATATAAATAATGCCTATAAAGCTATTGAGGAAATGGAGAAACTGGTACAAAAGGTATATCCTGACCGGAGTGGCTTTTTGAAAAATGAAGAAAAACAATAACCCTCAAAACTGATGAAAAAAAGAATAAGAAATAAAATGATGAATAATCCCGGAAGGTATAAGCTACATCAGTATTTGAAATATGCTCACCAATGGGCGGATACAGTCAGCTATAAATGCCGGTTATATTTGATATTGGATAATGGGAAAATAGTAAGAGTCAGAACTGATGTATAAAATATACGATTTTGTGAGTGACAACATATTTCATATCAACGATAAGATAATTGACGTATAACAGATTAGAAATGAGTAATTATGGGATCATTTATAGCCCAACAGCCAAACGGCTTATATTGTAGGTTTAGTACAATTGTTGATACAGTTACGCACTACAATATGACAAAAGATGATTACATAGAAGTATGCAAAGACCGATTAGGGAAGAAACGTGGAGAAGAAGAGGCTAATGATATTTTAAAAAACGATCTGCACCCTTTTAACGATGTTCTTGAGCGATTCATTCCTAATAATGAATCGATTGAAGAGTTTAATATCCGCTTGAAAGAGATGGGATATATGGATGAGCTTAAGTTTAATGGATAATTCTCAAAACCGAGCAAAAATGAAAGAAATAAAAACGTATTATAAACCAGATGGAGCGCACTATTACATAGGTAGCCACGAAGTAGCATTTATCGGTAGCTGCAAAGGGAGTTTTTACATATCGTTTTTTAGCTGCAACGAAAAAGAATGGGCTAATACCTTTCTGGAAGCAGAGCAAATCGTATTGAATAGATTTTAATAGCAAACTGAACAGAAATGAATGAATTAGAACAAGATAAAAGATATGTTTTTGGAGATATGATTATAGTAGCCAGTATTGACGCAAATTCTAATCCTATCTTAAAAATTAGCACAGATGCTGGGAATGTGGTTGTAATGCCATCATCCGATAATAAGATTATTGTAAAATCAACTACGGATAAATAAAGTATAGAAATGAACACAACATTTGAAAAATCGTCTAATTCTACCGATGAATGGTACACACCGAAAGAAATTATAGATGCATTAGGAAAGTTTGATTTAGATCCATGTGCTCCAGTTAACCCACTTTGGCAAACAGCCACACAAATGTATAACAAGAATGATGACGGACTATCGCAAGAGTGGAAAGGTCGTGTATGGCTCAATCCGCCTTACTCTCGTCCTCTTATTGAACGGTTCGTTAATCGGTTGGCAGAGCATGGCAACGGAATTGCATTACTCTTTAATCGTTGTGACTCAAATATGTTTCAAGATGTAATATTTGAGAAGGCAATAGCGATGAAGTTTTTGCGTAATAGGATTCGTTTCTTTCGCCCGGACGGTACGCGCGGAGATTCACCCGGTTGTGGTTCCATCTTAATCGCTTTTGGTGAAGAGAATGCAGAATACTAAGGACTTGTTATATAGCAGGTAAGTATGTACGACTCAATTAGAGTAAAACGGATAAGAAATGAATTAAATAGCCTTGGAAAGGCTTTGTAAAATCCATATTGATATGAATAAGATAAAATTAGAAATTACTTCTGAAGGATGGGAGACTACCGTAATTATTAACGGCAAAGAATTTAAAGAAAAGCATATTGCAACCGTATTTGGCTCGGAAAGAGCTGAAGGGGATTTTGAAAGCGAAGAGAATATACCGGAAGAAGTTTATGATGCTTTGAATAGCTTCTTTCCTTTTGTATGTATGCAGGCATTGCAGAATGTTGAATCATAACTATAAAGAAAGGAATATTTATGATAGAAATAGATTTGAATGATACCGTTAGTGTAGAGCTTACAGAATGGGGAGCCGCATATCTTAATACAACGAATATATTTAAGGAAATAACCACTACACAGAAATGCCATTATAAGACTGACTATAAAGCAGGTGATGTTTACAAAAGCCAGCTTTGGGAGTTGATATTGGAGTTCAAAGATGGGATTAGATTTGATAAAGAGAAGGCTTTTAATAAATTGAAAAAAGTAGAATTAACTAATAACTGAACAGCAATGAGTGAAACAATACAATTATCTCCTGGTCTTGTAGCTGCCTATAAGGAACTATTGACCAACCCAAAGAAAAATGGATTTTCTTTCCGTCCGATAACCGAATGTTTCAGAGAAATCGAAACGGTAACTCCAAAGCATGAATTATTTAATGTGTACATTGAATATCTGCAAAAGCCATTGCCCAAAGTAATATTCTACATTATCATGGATGAACTTTATGGTAACTTGACAGGACGGGCTATGGATGCGGAAGGTAAATCGGGGTATTTAGGGTACAAACTTGAATTTATAAAAGAATGATTATGAATGAAGTTAGAAAGCTATATAACGATGATGGATGCGTTCTTAAAGAGGCGTCTAGCAATGACTATGAATCATGGAGTTCAGCAAGAACACTTGGTCCTATGGAAAGAAGGAAAGAATACAGAAACTTATGTTATAATTTTGAATATAATCGGGGAACTAATATCCCTCACTGTGCAAAGAAAGGTGTATGTGATGAGGATTGCGAATACATGAGAAACTTTAAAGAATAGGATATGAAACAGACATTGGAAGAAGCAGCAATAGAAAGCTGCGTGATAGATAGAAGCATATACAATGACGAGTATCAGCCGTATTACTTGGATGGCTTTAAGGACGGTGCAGAATGGCAGTCAAAGCAATCCCCTTGGATAAGTGTGAAAGAACGGTTGCCGGAAGAAAACAAAGAATATTTAGTCGTTCTTGACAATAGAGTGGTATACGTAGCTCAATATAATAAGAATAATAAATCTTGGCTCATATATGGAACTGGATATACTTATAATGTTGTCGCTTATATGCCCATCCCCTCTTTCGATGAAATACTCGAAGCAAACAAGGATGTGTTACAACGATTAAAATAGAAATTTATGGAAGAATTAATACATATAGATAACTTGTGTAATAAATGTGGTTTTTTCACATCTGACACACTGGTAAACGGCGGATACGGATGCAGCCATAAGGATTGTGACGATGGAGCATACGTTTATAACGGAGATGTGATTGACTGGCATGAAGCTTGTAGAATTGTGGCAATAAAACTTACTAAAAGAAATATAAGATGTAACCGCAGGTTGGCGAAGAAGTTTATGAAAAAAGCGAGATTGGTTTTGGATACGGGTTATAACGCTTTTGGTGTCAAGTTTCAAGGAGCATGTTATGCTTTTACTTGTCCGCTTGGATATATAGCTTGTGAAGAAGATTTTATCCGATTTGGTGAAAACCCTGAACTGATGTCGGAAGAAGAATGGATTATTGTAGATAATTAGTTAAGGAGAAAGGAGTTAACTATGACAAAAGAACAGATTGAACAGGCGGCAATTGAGTTTACCGATGACAAATGCCAAAAACGTGGGTGTCCAAAGACTTATAGACTTCACTTTGATTTTGATAGACGTGATATTGAGCAAGCATTTGAAAGCGGTGCCAACTGGCGAATCAACTCCATGTGGCACGGCGCAAGCGAATATCCAATTGCCAATAAAACAGCACTTGTAAAATACTTAACTGGAGACGGAGAAATAAAGTATCGTGTTGATGTATTTTGCGGTTATGAATGGAGAGAAATGTGTCACTACGACAAATTGATACAGTTTGCATATATCGAAGACTTATTACCAAACAAGGAGGACTGAATTATGAAAAACCAAGTATTATCAATCGAACAGATGCGACACCTCGAAGAGCTGGGTGTTGATACAAGCAAGGCAAGTATGTTCTATGTGCCAAAAATAAAACCAAAAGACGAATATTATCTACTCAACATAAAACCTACTGACCTTCCGTATATACCCAATAACACTCCATATACACCTACCTTCATCTTGCAGGACATCATAGAGGTGCTGCCGAAACAGATTGTTATTGTTGGTATAGAAGACGAATGTCTTGGAGAACGTACATATTGGCTAAGAATAGAATCAAATGTTTATGGGTGGCAGATATATTATATAACATCCTCAGACCAATATCATTGTAGTAAATTTGTAGAATCTAAATCATTACTTGAAGCCGCATATAATATGCTCTGCTGGTGCGCTGAGAACGGATATTTGAAAGGAGGTAATAGTGGAAGTCATTAAGATTACCAAAAGAACATACAAAGTGCTGTATGCAGTCAATAAGCCATTTTTGAAATTCGGACAGTTTCGCAAGTCGAGAGAAAGTATAGTGTGTTCCGTTCAAAGACTTTGTTTTAATTGCAACCACCGTTTCAAAGATGACGAAGACGTTTATCTTGTAATGCTCAAAGGAACTCACAATAAATTATTTTGCAAAGAATGTAATGATAAGGCTTTAAATGACAAGGAGGATTGACTATGGGATTTACAACACCGTGTTTTATAAGAAAGAATACCGAAGCACTTAGAAAAAAGCTGGAAGAGGTTGGATATAAAATGCTTTTCCCAATAGAATACGACAATCTAGAATGTAGTGATAATTGGGTTAATGATATAAAATCACTCAACGACTGTAACGGCATTGATTGTGGAACCAATGAAGAGCTTTTCCTTGCTTTAGCAGCATTGAGGGATGATACAGATAAGTTTCAATGGTTTATAGCAGAATCTTCACTTAGTGTTTCTTTTGATGATGCTATTGGTAATGACCATTATTTCATAGAACCTAAAGGTAGCTTCTTCTTTTGGGGTATAGAATATCAAAATGCAACAATTATTTCAGGAAATTTCCGTAAGGCCACCGTAGACGAACTGATTGAATATTTTAAAACAAAGGAGGAGCAATGAAAGCAAAGTATTTTAAAAAGATAAGAAGCCAAGTGAAGTGGTATAAGGTATCATACAGAGATAATTTGTTTTTTGATTTTAGAGATGAAAAAGAGATATTGGCTAAATCTCCTGAAAATGCTTGTGTCAGATACCATAAACGTACTGGATGTTTTGTTAACAAATATAATCCCAATAATATTACACAATATAGTGAAGTTGTTTCAAGGTTCAAAGTATGTATAGGTAAGAAAGTAATGTATTTCGATTAAATATGAAAGCAAGAATAAAAAGAAAAATTCAAAAAAGACCATTCCTATATAATGTAGGACAAGTTTTTAAGGCTTGTGATTGGATTACTAGTATTCAACGTGGAAATATGGTTTGGCGTAGGTATCGTTCATTTGGTACTATTATTAAATCAGAATTTTAAATATGAAAGCAAGAGTAAAATCAACAGGGATTTTGGTAGATGTAATTCCGAAAACAAATACCAATGCGTTACATAGTGGAGATAACATATATGTATGTGATAATATGGTATTCAGAGAGTGTGAACTTGACTTTTTAAATCTTGGAAATTCAGCTATCGACTGGGAACAGCGTAGATACGAATTGGCAAAAGACATTATTAAAGTTGTTATAGCAAACGAGAATGGTATTAATTCTGAGGCAGTAGCTAAATATTCGCTTAATTGCGCTGATGCCCTAATTAAAAGACTAAAGGAGGAGAATCATGGATAGTGTACAGACACAAACCTTTTCCATTAGAGTGATTGGAGATGGTGAGGCATATATTTGCTTTTGCGACGGCCAATTATGTGTTTCAGTTGTCATAGAAGATAAACAGGCAGATTTTAACTTTGATTCTGTTACGTTAGGGATGTTTGCCCATGCTTATAAATTGCATTGTGAAGAGTGTAAAGGAGAATAACCATGACCGAAGAATTTGTAACATTAGAAACAGCGAAACTGCTGAAAGAAAAAGGATTTGACGAGACTTGTGAATATTGTATATTAGACCAAGATGATGACGTTATTGGAGCTTCTAGGGGTTGTATAATTAATGAGAAAATCGTGCGT